TTGGTCTTCATCACGGCGACGCCACCCGAGAAGGTGCCCATCATGGCTTTAGCTCGACCACCGAATGCGAGCTGAAAGCCATTGAACATTGCTTCCAAAGCAGGTTCGGCCGCTACAGTACCTTTTGAGATTTCGTCTACCAGCTTACCGTAAGAGACGCCCATGGATGTAGCCATGATTGTGATGGCTTGAGGCACAGCTTCACCAAGCTGCTGTCTCAGTTCTTCCATTGAGATGACGCCCTTACCGCCCATCTGCTGAATAGCGATGGAGGCTCGTTTGAGCGTCTCGTCTGTACCACCGAAGGCGGCAACAGCGTCGACCAGAGAGTTCATGGAGCCATCAAGCGGGTCAAGCCCAACTGATCTGAATTTCACGAAGCTGTCGGTCATTGCGCTGATCGAGAAGGGAGCTTCGCGAGCCATATCAAAAAGCGTGGCGACGTTCTGCTTGGCTTCGAGAGATTTACCAGCCTCAGTTGCGGCTGTAGACATGCCTTTCAGCAAGAAGGTCATTCGCTCGATTTCGGCGTTTGACTTGATGATCGCGGCAGGAAGTTGACCGAAGGCGAAGTAAAGCTGATGAACGACGTTACGCGCCTGACCAATGATGATCGACCAGTCTCTCAGAACATGAACGCCGCGAGTGAATGCGCCGTGTGATCTTGTCATCCGAGCGTCTAGGCTGCGAACGCTGCCTTCGAAGGCGCGAGCTGCTGCGCCCGCACCCTTCATTCTTGGAGTGTACTTACCGTCTTCGAGGACAAGTTCGACTACAATTTTCTCGTCAGACATTTCAGACCTACCGCTGCTTGGATTTCATTCGTCCGTTGAGGTCTTTCAGCTTTTGTATGCCTTCTCTGGCAACGGAGCTTTGAGACCTTTTGATAACCTCACCCATCTCACGCTGAAGACCCTCTTGAGTGGCTTTGAAGCCTTTGTCTGAGGAAGACCCAGCGGCGATTGAGAGCTTACGAATGTCTTCTTCGGCGCTTAAGCGGTTGATGTTGTTTGACATGAGCCAAAATGTTCTGAGTGGTATATCAAGAACGGCCTGATACCCGCCCAAATTGTAGAAACGAATCATGCGGCAAAAAAGATAGCCGAAGTCTAAGCTTTCGACGCCTTCTTCACCGCTGGGACGTTTCCCGACTCATCCTCGGCTGCGGCATTCTCTTCAGTGAACTCTTGCTCGATAAAGAGTTTGATCGCGTTCAGCTGATCCTTGTTCAGAGAATCCAGAACGTCTTGAGGAATGCCAGGGAATGCGTTTTTAACGGAGCGCTGAAGACTTTCAACCATGGCTTGCATAATCTCAAGCTCGTCAATGTCTTCGTCTTTGATGCCTTGAAACTTCTTTTGAAGCGCCTTGGCTCTTTGCATCTCTTCAACAAACTCGCCAACAGAGGGCAGCTTGAACTCGTAGTTTTTGCCTTTGATCGTCAACACCTTAGTTACGCGTGGTGCAACCTCGTCCAGGTTTAGATATTCAACATTCTTGCTCATTAGGTTTCCTATAAGTCAGCGGAGATTGATCCATTATAGACCAGTCACCGCTGACTTACTACCGAAAAGACGATTAGGCAGCAGCCGGATCGCCAAACGTATACAGAAGACCGGTTACAGGGTCAGGGTAGCCCATCCACTGAACGTTAAAGATCCGCTCGCTGTCCAGCTGGTAAGCAAACGTCATGTTGCCTGCTGTGGCAGCTTTTGGGATGTTGATGTTTTCGGAGTCATCGACAGCGCCTTGTGGCTTAACAACCAGCTCCGCTGCGATATCGATCAGGTTGATCCCGACACCGGTGGTCACTTCAGCTTTCACAGCGCCTGTGCCAATTTTGGTAGACCCAGGCATTGTTGCGACCAGCGCATCAACAGTGGTCTCAGCAAGAGGTGTGGTTACGGAAATTGAACGACCAATCAGGTAGTCGTTGATGGGCGTATTGCCGAATTGATCGACAGTTACGGTGTACTTTTCAGTCGTCACCTCCACCTCAACGCCACCCTTGGTGTATCCAAGGTCTGTGCCGTCGAAAGTGATGTTGGCAACGCCTACTTTGACGTTTGCAGTGTCACTAGCCATGATAATTCCTTCTCAGTCAGACTGTTCGTATGCGCAATGTGTCTATTATACCACAGTCAAGAGTGACTTACCACAGGAAGTCATTTTTCGCGTGATACCTGAAATCGAAGTTTATGCTGAATTCAATCATGTCGCCTTTTGACCTTCCACCAATAGGAATTGGCGTGTTTCTGGGGCGCGAGTAGACGATGAGGTAGTCCGTCGTGTCTTCGTTGATTATGTTCAAAAGCTCGAACATCTCGTAAGCTCTCGCCTCTGAGGCCAGATGATCGGAATCACGCACGATGATTTGGTAGCGGCCTTTGTAGGCACCCTTTACTTCATGATCTACATAGTTGCCTGTGGTTTCCGTAACGACAAGAACGCCCGCTTTGACATCGGCCGGCATAGAGTGAATGAAGAGATCAACAGCCTTGGTAAGCTGAGTGTTGTCCGCGATGTAGTTTACAATCGGCTCAAGTCTCATTTGTTGCCCTTCCTTACAGCTGCGCGAGCTTTTTGATAGAAGCCCCAATCTCGAATAAGCCAAGAGACTGCACGTTCCATGTACTTTCGACCGACACGATGCGGGCTTGTGTTGTCTTTCGCCTGAGAGGCTGGGCCCAGTTCATATATCTGTTCGTGCATGAAGATGGCATAGGGCACACCTTCGGTGCCCACCGTGAAGTCCTTGCGGTTTCCAGACTCGATGGTCTCTGTCACCTGAATAGAACCTTCCAGATCGCCACTAAGTACAGGAGCCATCTGTCTGGCTGTTTCGGCCAGCTTATAAGCGCCGTCTCTGGTGACGTTTCGCAAAGCTCTTGTCGATTTTTCAGCGGTCTTCTCAAGCCTGAGATCCAGACCAGCTCCGCGTTTTATTTTGGCGCCCATATGTCCCCCTCGATGTCGATGTGATGAATGACCCCTTCGACATCTGGTCTTCTGAAAATCTTGCGAACTTCCATTGTGATGGGCTGACCGCCCTTTAGAGTAATCTCAACAAGATCACCGGTACTGATTTGCTCGGTCGGCTTGAGAAGAATTCGAACTTGCGAGACCTCTTCATCCGCCCTGCCCCGCGATGCTGAGCTGTCAGCTCTTACGGTTGTTTTCTCATGCTCTCGGTAAAGGTGAATGATCGCACATTTTGTTCTGCGCCTCGTAGCTGAGTGCAGTGGTCGGCCATAAAGATCGAACTTCTTGGTGCTGGTAGAAATGATGCAAGGCGTTTTTGGCTTTAAGGTCGTTGTCATGCTGCTGCTTCCATAAATTCCAAGGCCACAGGAAGGGCTCTTGAGTTGGGGTGAAAGGCACGATCAGCGTTTTCGATGCCGTAGTCGGGCTCTGTTAGGCTCAGAACAACTCCATAAAACTCATGCTGCGTGTCTGGGTGCCAAAGCATTGCTTGCGAGACACCATTGGATGACAGCACATGAAGATAGACCTTGACCCAGTGATCACGCAGAGTTTCACGCCAGGTTCTTCTGATGTGAAGGTCGCTTGAGATTTTCCTACCGCGTCTGTCCGTAAAGAAAAGTTTGTTCTTGGTTCGGATCTCTTCCATTAAAACTACTTTAGAAGCCTCGGCTCGGCTCATGCCAGAGGCGTCCATGTTCATCAGAACTCGCAGCGACGCGTTTCTATACGTCCTGATGACTTGGTTTACGTCTCTGTTTACTTGTGACGTGATCTCGCTGCTTAGATAAGATGTGGAAGCTTCGTGAGAAGCTTTGAGCGCGTCTCTGAGCGTCTTGCTGTCATTCTGAGTGTCTGGTATGCCCAAATGATAGAACGCTGTCTCACGCGCATTTTTTGACATCATTTCCATCAAGATACCGACTTGCTCGTGTTCGGTTTCCAGCCCGCGTTGAGCGATCCCAACCAATTCATTCTTGACGGTTCGAACGCGCTTTGGGCTGAAGGCAAAGGGGTCGCTCATTTCCTCTTTGCTTTTTGAGACCAGCGCGTTGGTCAGATATGTGTGCCGCTCCGCAGCGTCGTTGGAGATGCGATCAAATTCATTAAGAATAAATCTCATGCACGACCCAATCTTACCTGTCGTCTAATGTAAGGGCTAATCTCGCGTCTGGATTTGGGCGAGATTGTTGAGAAGGCGGCTTTCTTGGATGAAAACATCTCTGAGCTTTCGCCAACGGTCTTTGAGATCAGGCCGTCTTGGCGTCTGTCCCAGGTCGGGTCGCCATCCAGAATAACAGCAGCCTCAATAAGCTGGGCCCGCTTCAACGAGTCCTTGAAAGTCTTAGGAAGCGAAGCCCACTCATCCACGCTCAGTGTATTCAGCGAGAAGTTTCCTTCTCTGATCGCGACTGTGGCGCTGTCGGGGATTTCTTCAAAGTCGCGCCAAGGCAGAAAAGGGATACGAGACAGTCTTGTCCAGGCTTCTCGAAGAGCAGCGGTCTTTTTACCGTCTTCAGAGTCCGTCCAAGCCTCAAGCACAGACTGAGCCATCTTGTCGGAGAGCAGCATAGACTGAGGCAATGTCATGCCTGAATCAGCCGGCACCTGAAGAAAGGCAAACCTGATCAGAAGATAGGTTTTGGTAAGCGTGTATGTTGCGCCTGTTGTTGCCGTCACGTAGAGGACAACAGTTCTCGCGCCTTCAGTTTCACCCGCCAGTGAGTTGTCAACGGCAGGCACAGTAACCGAAAGCTTCTCTTCGCCACCGGTTACAGTTACTGCGCCGTTGATTGTGATCTGCGTACCTTCCTCGTCATACACGTCATAGGTCGCAGAGGCTGGATCGATGATGTCGAAGGTTTCTTCATCAACCAAGTCAAAGGTGGTGACAACATCGGTATTTGGGAGGAAGCTGGCCATGATTACTTGCCTCTTTGTGCTTTGAGAATTTTGTGGATCAGCGTCTCAATCGAGTTGGACTTCACACCCAAATTCTCGCCAATTTCACGCAGCGACGTGATGCCGTTTTCGTCCGCAATAGCTTCAAGCTCGTCACGCTCATACAGACGTTGAGGCGCACTCACCTTCTCGGCTTGCATTTGTGCCTCGTGATCTTCGACCATCTTCTCAAGGTCTTCAGATACCTTATCCTCTTCAGAAGGCGCAGTCGGCTCTTTGGCGTTGAAGACAACATCCGGCACTTCAATCTCTTCCGGTGTGTTGAAGGTGTCGGAGGCCATCAACTTCTTCTTCTCGACAGGTGCCTGCATACCGCGACCGTCAACTTGCAGCTGGGCCAGTCCGCCGTTGTGAATAGAGCCGTCATCCTCGATGATCTCTACGGCCATAATGGAGCCAATCAGCTGCGCTTCTCGGACGCTGACGTGATCGACAGATACACCTTTTTCAAACTTGGTAACGCCGACGTAAGAGCTGAAGTTAGCCCATTGCGGGTTCTTGAGACGGACTTTAGCCATTAGTTGTTCTCCAACAGTTCTTTGAATTTCGAGGTTACGATCAGTGCAGAAAGCTCTTGGTATCCGCCGATCTTGTTTTTGTTGATTGTGATCTGGGGAACGGTCTTTGCATGTGGAAAATGCTGTTGAAATTCCTCCATGTTCTTTGCGCTCTCGTACAGATCGACCTCTCTAAAGGCGATCTCTCGCTCAAGAAGAAGGTTTTTTGCGGCCGAGCAGTATCGGCAATCGGGTGTCGAGTAGACGGTGATCATGTCGTCTCCAATAAAAAGGGCGTGGCCCTAAGACCACGCCCAATTATAACTCAGTGGTGACTGAATGTCACTGCCAAGATTAGATGTTTGTAACACCTTGCAGACGCGCCAGCGACTGCGTGGACTTCAGGACCAGACCTGCGTACCACTTCATGCGGAAGCGATAGCTGTCTTTGTTCTGAACTGTACCCACGTTTTCAACGCGCATACCAGCAGAGCTGCCACCGTAGATGCCGTGAAGGCCATCGGATTCGTTGAAGCGAACCGCGTAGATGGAGCAAAGGTCTGTGCCTGTGCCCAGAGCTTCGTCACCAGCCAAGAAGTCGTTCACGATGACAGGGATGCCGTCAAACGCTGGGACAGGGTGGCCGAAGTTTTCGATCTCAACCATCTGAGCAGTGTTGCCGCCCATTGCGCGAAGCAGGATGCGGATCGCTCTCCAGGTGCCTTTACGCATAACCAGAGCGTCTGCGCCGTTCTTGACCATGTCAAGAAGCTGGTCCAGAAGTTCCAGAGTGATAGGACCGCCGTCTGTGTCAACGCCGAATGTCATGCCTCCATCGACCAGGTTAGGCAGACCGTCGAAAGACTTTGTGCCCGCTGTGCCGTTGGCAACCTGTGCGTGGAAGATGCGACCAACGCCTTTGGCTTTGGCTTGCAGCTGAGTGACAACCTGATCGTTGGTGTCGCCCATTGTTTCGATGAGGAACTTGTCGATGTCCACGTCGCCAGCCAGAATGCGCAGCTTCGCAGTGACTTCGGTGAACGTGCTCGCCTCTTCGTTGATCACTTCGTTTGGATCAATGAAGTCGGCACCGGAAAGAGTTGTTTCGCGGTTGTAGACCAGCGCTTTGGAGTTCACCTGCGAAAAGGGCAGCATGGCGAACATAGCGTCACGGTCGATAATTTCTTCAACAACGCCCTGAAGCAGGGTGTTATTGCTGAGCTTTTCAGCTTCGGCTTTCAGCAATGGCATTTTGACTCTCCTACGAGTTAGACTTTGAAATACGTCACAGCTGACTTAGCAATTTCTCTATGCGGATCAGCGCAGCAACATCCCTCGCCAGTCTCTCGGGTCGGTCAGTTATGCCATAGTATAACAAATGTGAGGCAATTATGCCACAGTCACTTGCAAGAAAAGTAAGTTACAGGTTATTTTTCAACAATCTCTTATAAAATATGGCGCATATTCAAGATATTGAGGCAAGACTTCTTGATGTCTTGGCATAATTCGCTCAACAAAACGAATCAGTGGTGACTTATGGGGCTGGTTTGACCCAGCCCCATATGTTTAGATTTTCAGAGTGTCGGGCATATCGATGCCCTTCAGAAGATCGCGCACACCTTCTGAGATTTTGTCACGAGAGGTGATACTTGTGGGCTTACCGGTTGGCGGCTTGCCGTCACCTGGCTTGCTTTCAGCTCCAGGTGTGATCGTCGCTGTCAGAATGTCATCCTTCTCAGGGTCAGCCTCGATGATCCGACGCATGGCTTCGTCAAATGCTACGGGGTTGCCTTTGGAGTCGACCAGCGGAGAACGATCTTCAGTCCCAGAAGGCTTATCGTAAGCAATGACCTTGCCGTCACTGGCTTCGAAATGCGAACCATACAGAAGTCTCGCCTTGTTTGGCGTATAGACTGTCTGGTCCTTGATGAACTTCGAACTCGCAAACTGTGTGCCCACGGTCAGCTCTTCGATGATCCTAGCTGCCTTCGTCAACTCGGACTTTGTGGTTTCCAGTTCAGAAGACAGGCTTTCCTTGATCTTGGTCATCTGCTCTTCATGCTGTTCAGCCATCTGAGTGCGCAGCTTCTCAAAGTCGCCACGCTCAATTGCCGCCTTCTCTTCTGCCTGACGTTTGGCTTGTTCAGCTTCCGTCTCGGCTGCGATCATTGCCTGATACTTCTCAGGGTCAATGTCGCCAAACTTTGCTGCAAGCTCTGCGGCTTTTGCTTCAGCAGCCTTGCGAGCTTCTTTGTGCTTCATCAAATCCTTCAGAAGTGCGGCTTCTGCATCTGATGGCTTGGAGTCTGCTGGCGGATCGGTAGGTTTGAGATCAGCTGGCGGGTCGGCTGGTTTTGAGTCAGCTGGCGGGTCGGCTGGAGGATCGTCGTTGACGCCTTCAGCGCCTACTGATCTGCGAAAACCTGGGTTCGCTGCGTAAAATTTCATCCATGCTTGCGTGTCGTATGGATTGGTTGGCTGTTTCGTTGCGGTAGAAAGATTCATTGTAGCTCCTGTGATTATAGACCATTCTCTCGGTCTTTGACGTTCATTCTCTTGAACGGCGAGGGTAGTAGAGCGGTTTATTCCGCTTCTTTGTTATTTTGACCTTGCTTGTTTTCCGCCTCCGGCTTTGCCTGGCTCTTCAAAGAGGTGGTGGTGTTTGTCACATCGACCTCTTCTTCTTTTGGCCACTCTTCGAGTTCCTTCTCGATGATGTCCTTCAGCTCCTTGCGAAGAGCTGGGAACAGCTTGTCGATCAGCTTTCCGAATTGATAACGGCGAAGTTCGTCTGGTGCGCCCAGCAGCGTCAGGCGATTGGCGACATCGAAGTCGTCGTACAACCCGCGTGTATCAAAGTCGTCGGAATATTTGACGAGCTTTGTGCCTTCAGGCATTGGCTTGCCGTGCCAGCGCATAACGATCTGCGCGACGCGATTTTCAACAGAGGCAAGTCTATCTGCCTTTGCCTTCAGCATGGTGTTCATGCGGTCAAAGTCATAAGCCTTGGCGACACCTGAACTGTTGTCGATACCAGCAGCGTTGTCCATTTTGGTACGCTCGCCGGCCATGCCGATAGAGTGATAAATCTCGGTGATGATCTTTGTGACCACGCTGAGAATGATACCCGCTTGTCGCGGATCTGGTGAGATGTATGACGGACCCTCGCCGCCTTCGCCGTCGTATGCGAAGATGCGTTTGGTGCCCAGCTCAACAACTCTGGAATACATGTCTTCAGCGCCTTCAAGAGACTGAACAGGAATGGTCAGTGTTGAGAAGGTCTGGTCTTGAATGATCGCATCCAAGTTTGAAAGATAGTTGGCGTTGGCTCTGTCGAGATACGCGATGTCATCGATCAATGCGGCCGAGTGATACAGGCTGTCGCTTTCGCGGTCCCTGGCTGGGACGACGGGGACAATGCCAAGACCATGCTCCACGGAACTGATCTCTTCCACGATCATCTTCTTCTTGGCATCTGAAGACGAAGACGCGGAAGGTTTGAAGCGATGCAGCTGAACGCCAATCGGCTTCAAGAACATATCCTGACCGATCTCGCCCTTGTTTGGCAAACGCACCTTGTACAGATACGAATGCGTTTTCGTCCAAAGACGATAGCACCCGTATTCGTGGTGATCGGTTTCAAAGAAGTCGCCATCGTCGCGGTTGATCTCATGGATCAAAATCCAGTTGATCTCCCCGTGATCGTCAAAGGAGACGTTGAGAACGTCTTGAGGCCGAATGACATAGGCGTAGACGCGAGCGTTTTGCTCCTTGGCTTGAGAGCGTGACAGTTTCTTGCCGTCTGGGTTTGGTCTAGCTGAACTGTCAATTACAACATAAGGCTGTCCAAAGATGGAAACAGCTTTATCAACTTGGCGCATCAGAGTGTCGATGTCATCGCTGCCTCTGGTAGCCTTGCCCCAAAATTGCTTCAGCTCTTCTGGGGAATCCTCATGGCGTGAGATGTCAGATTTGAAGACGTACTTGGTGACAAGGTCGACAACTTCGCGAGTGTGATTGAACCTGTAAGAGCGCTTTTTGCGTTCCTGAAATTCTGTATCGCCTTCACGAACGTACTGAAAGATGTTGGACTCAAACCAGTTGCGCCCGCCATTGTATGTCTCTTCGACAAAGTTCCAGTGTACCCTCAAACTTTCGTAAGTGGGGTGTCTGCGATTAAACAGATTTGGATCGATGTCTGTGCGAATGATCGGGGCCATGATGATATCCTTTCCGCAAGTATAACTCAGCGGTGACTTATTGTGAAGCTTAAATAGAGACGCCCAAGACACGCAACTCGCGAACCGGAAACTCGATTTCGACGCCATAACCGTATGCGTCTGTCATGTGTTCCACGCTGTCTGCTTTGTTGATGTCGTTGGAGTCTTTCTTGTACTGAGTTTGCTCCAGAGACTTGATGAATTCCTTGCAGCTGTGATCGATCACGGTGCGAACTGTACCGTCCGCAGACATCAGCATCCTGTTGACCGAGTTAACGCGATCTCTGATGCGCGGATGCTTGCGGCGATACTTCAGACGCTTGAAGCCCTTCTGCCTCAAGATGGAGAAGTCTGAATCCCCACGGCTTGTGGTGGACCGCGATCCGCCAGCTGGGTCGGGATAGATGACCAAGTTCTTCTTGTGACGCCAGTATCTGCGCTCAAGCTCCTCCGACATCTCAAAGGTGTTTGAGTTCCGAAGGTAGACTTCATCAAACACCTTGATGATTGCATTGGGGCCCGGATCATGGATCTGAAACAGAACGGCCGACATTGGCTGGATGTTGAAGTCCATGCCAACTCTGATCGGCAACCTGGGATCGTACTTGACCCGCTTGACGTGCTTGTTTCGGTCAAAGGCGTGGTAAACGCGGTTCGACATTGTTTCAAAAGAAGCCTCGAATTCCTGACGAAACTCTTTCTCCGACATGTTACGTCGGGCTTCATCGATCTCTTCGGGCAGAATGAAAGGCGAGGTGATTGTCTGAAACTGCCAACCGTCCCAGGTCGGGTCTTCCATGCTCTGACCGCGCATGTAATGCTCGTAGAGATGGTTGAACGATTTAGGCGTACCAATGAAAAGGGCACGACCTCTGGTAGATGCCAAAGTAGGCTGAATGACCGTGTTCCAGGTCTCGGGACGCATGTCCTGAAACTCGTCCAAAACAACAAAGTCCAGACCAACGCCTCGAAGCGTGTCTGGCTTATCCGCACCCTTGAGTGCAATCATGGAGCCGTTCTTGAGCAGGATGCTCATCTGGGTTTCGTTGATCTTCTTAACCCATTTACGTGGAATGGTCTCTTTCAAGTCTTCCCACATAATCTGTCGCGCCATTTGATATGTTGGCGCGATGTACCAGATGAGCTTCTTGGGTCGTTTGGCTTCGCGGATCATCTCCATTTTGGAAAGCTGTGTTTTACCCCAGCGACGGCCTGCAACGACTGTGCGATAACGCGCCGTCGAGTTGTAGACTTCCATCTGACGTTTATGCAAAAAGGCCCAGTTGGGTCTTCCCCCTCTTGGACCTTTTGTCATCTGTAGGGGCAGTTGAAGCTGCATTAGTCTTCGCCTTCCTCTTCAACCAGATCGTTCGTATCGATCAGGTCGGCGAGTGGATCTTCAAACTCAATGTTGCGCATCTGAGCCTGCATACTTTCGATCTGCTCTGGTGACAGTTCGGTGATGATCAGTTCATCCATGTCGTCTGGATCGCCGTCTTCTTTGTCCAAACCAAGCAGCGCGTAACGTTCCTTGCGCAGAACTTCGAGCGTCTTGGCGGCTTTGTTCAAAGCCGAAAGGTTAGCGTCCTTTGTGCTGAAGGCTGCTTTCGTGTTGTTGGCGTTGATCAGCTCCTGCATGACCATCTTTGTGATGGCTTCTGCAAAGCGATAGTGGTCATTCCGAGTTGTGATGATGCGCTTAGTGTTCTCTGCGGCCTGCTTTGCCATTTCGTCTTCAAGCGCTGACGTGGCTGTGGCGGCTGCTTCATGCGCCCGTGAACCTTTGACTGTGCCGGCGTTTGAAAGCTTCTTGTGAATGCTGTCAGGTCTGATGCCGAACCGTTCAGAGAGTTCCGCAAGTGTGTGATTGCCGTACTCCCACAGAAGGGTGATCTTTTTCCACTCATCGGGTGTGAGACGCTTCTGAACGCTGGATTTTTCTCCAGCGAGTTCGGCTTCAAGTTCTTCGATTTCAGATTTGGACATTATCGGCTCTTTTTGAACAACGGATTTATTTGCCATTCCGTCAGTTCTTGAAAAAAGACCTGCGGTGCGGGGAACACCGCAGGTCTGACAACAGAGACAAGCGTGTCGGCACAAATGTTTCGACAGAACAAATATAGTCGAGGGGTCAACTTTTGTCAAGTAAACAGTGACTTATTACATGACACAACCCAAAGAGGAGTTCCGCTGGTTAATTTCAACCGCGCTCTATATTATTTACAGTTGACAAGAAAAAAAAAGAAGTTATTCTTACGAATGAGTGAGTAGGGGGAGAAAGACTCTTATTTATAAATAAAGAGCGCGGTTGAAATTAACCAGCGGCAGTCGCCTTAAAGGTGAGTAACAAGGCTCAGATCTCACTCGGATCTTCATCTCCTTCCTCATCAAAGCCTTCCACAACAACATCAAACGAACCTGTATTCACGTCAAATGAACGCAAAGCCTGCGGTGTGAGCGTGTAAGTCATTCTTTTTCTTCCATCTCTTTGACGAAGTCCGGCTTTCTCAATCAACCCGCGCTTCACCAGATACCTCAAAGTAAACTGAAATGCGTTCTTGGTCGGATTGTAGGAAATCTTCTCGATCAACTGGTCGGTGTCCAGAAAATCCCCGTTGTCTGCTCCTTTGAGAATCTTCTCCAGCACGTCAATCTGTTTGGCGGTAAAGCGTAGCGTATCGGTCATAGAATAAGTGGCTCCGAGGTTGGTTGATTGTCAAAGCAAGACAAAGGGATCTTCTTAGGCAGGTCTCTACCTACATCTGGATTGACGTAGACGCTGTAAACTGGCGTTGCCAGGATAAGCTGTTGAAGGTTTCTCAGAAGGTCTTCGGTTGTCATGTTTGCCACTCGCGAAGCGCCAACGCCCCCTCTTGCAGACCCTGTCTTCTCTTGAGCCGAGTGAGCGTAGTAGAACTTCCGCATAGCTTCTACTCGCGCAGCAGCAACGGCCGGCCGCAGGCTCTCTATCTCCTTCAAAATAGCCTGAGCATCGGCGGGATGAGCTGAGAAGGTGGCTGCAAAGAACTTCATCCCCGCCTCGTACTTGTTTGATCTTACAGGACTAACTGTCTTGAAGCCTGCCTTCTCTGAAAAGACATTGTACTTACTCATGGCGGATTGAATTTCGATGAACTTCTTTCCAGATTGCCGCGATACGATGTTCTGAAACCGATAGGAGACCCCTACCCCTCTGAACATCGTGTCGGTCACAATCCGCCCGATCACTCTGAAGTCACGGTTGATGAGCTGATATCGCGCCGTGTTTGCAGCCTTCGAGTT